TTGTTGGTGGAGATGGTGGTGGAGCATCTGGTAAAGTATTCTTGCCAGGTGAAAAGAATACCGATGGAAAACCATGGTTAGATTATGAGAAGTCTTCTTCTCATAATTATATTCGTGTTCGTCCAGATGAGGATATTACTAAAGAAGAAATCCTTCAACGTATTGTTTCTATGGGGCAGAAAGGTGATGGTAGTTTGAGAGAGATTGCTACAGGAACTACTAATGGTATTCCTCACCTCGGTAAAGGCAAATTCATTAAGGCATATACTGAGAGATACGGAAATGGGCACTGATAAGAATCAACATAATAAAGAAACTGGATCTAATATTGAACGTTCGGATGAAAGAATTGCCGAAACGCAAGAAGTATTCACACCGATAGAGATGTGTGATGAGATGATTCAGATGATTGATATTGAGAAGAGAAAGAATCCAGAATCAAAGTTTCTTGATAACTCTGCTGGTTCCGGTAACTTTATTCTTGCACTTAAGAATGAATTGATTAAGTATCACTCAGAAGAACATGTTCTAAACAATATGCTTTATGCTGTTGAGTTGATGGAAGACAATCATAAAGAAATGTGTGAGAGAGTTGGTGTTCCTATTGACCATCCACACTATGTGTGCCATGATGCTCTTACATATGATTACGGTTTTGGGGAACCTGTGGGATTGGAACAGTTCTTCTAGTGGCACATGGGGTTCCGTTGGGACCCCTTTTCTGCTATAATATATCCATACTGAACAGGACACGTACTTGACCTACACTCTGCGCCCACACCAGCGTAAAGCAGTCAATGCGATGTGGCAGAACAACAAAGGTCAGGTGATCATTCCTACGGGTGGTGGCAAGACTATTTGCATGATTGATGATGCCATTACTAACATGGAAGTCAGGCATCACGGGCAAACTTTTGTTGTTGTTGCTCCTCGTATTCTTCTTGCTGAGCAACTTTGTTCTGAGTTTCTTGAGTTGATTGACACTACTCACACTCACATTCTGCACGTTCATAGTGGTGAGACTTCACACTTCTCCACAACAAAGGCAGAAAAAATCAATCTCTTTGTAAATACTGCTAGAACTGCTGGTGAGAATGTAATCATTTTCACCACTTACCATTCTCTGCATCGTTTGCAGGAGGCAGATATTGAGGTCAATACGATCTACTTTGATGAAGCGCATAATTCTGTGCAGAGAAACTTTTTCCCTGCTACGGAGTACTTTGCTGCTGATTCTGATCGCTGCTACTTCTTCACTGCTACTCCTAAGCATTCTCTTACTGTTTTCAAACCAGGGATGAATGATCCTGAAGTATATGGTCAGGTAATCTGCAATGTTCCTGCACCTAAACTGGTTGAAGAGGGTTACATTCTTCCTCCTAAGGTTGTTGTGAAAGAACTTCCTCAGGGTGAGTACAAGCAAACTGATTCTCAAAATCTTCTTGAAACTATTGATGAGAATTCTCTGAACAAGATTCTTGTTGCCGCACGTTCTACCAAACAGATCGTCAAGTTGCTGAGTGAATCTGACTTTGCTCTTCAACTTGCTCATCGTGGTTATTCTTGCATGTATATCACTAGCAAGACTGGTGCTGTTATTGATGGACAAAAGGTGAATCGTGAAAAGTTTTTTGAAACTTTGAACACCTGGGGCAAAGATCCTGAGAAGAAATTTGTGGTTCTGCACCACTCTATTCTGTCTGAGGGCATCAACGTCAGCGGTTTGGAAGCAGTCCTGTTCATGCGGAACATGGACTATATCGGAATCTCTCAGTCAATCGGGCGTGTGATCCGCCTGGGTGGCGCTGAGAAAACGTTTGGACTGGTCTGTGTGCCCGTGTGGGATAAGGTTGGTATCGGCACCGCACGGAGCGTTCAGGCGGTTGTGGATACGGTATTTCAGCAGGGAGAACCTGCCATCTCAGTGGTCCGCCGCTGATACTGTCCACCAGGAGCAGAATATCTGCTTCTTTCTGCTATAATACAAAAGTAATCAAAGGAAACCATCATGCTCTGCGAAGTCAAACTCTATGTTGCTGGTCGTGTCTTCTATGAAGAAGTTTATGCTCGCGATTATCAAGAAGCAAAAGAAGTTGCTTTGGCACGGAATCCTAATGCCACTGTTGTGAGTGTTACTGCCATCTGATGGAAAAATTTCTTAAACCACATACTCCCTGGCCAACTATTTTGAATTCTAATCCTGGCAATCCGTTAGGTTATGTAACGAATGATGGTATGTGGGCAGCAGTTCCCATGGGTAAGAAGTTCATGATTATACATAATGGGAGTCAAGTAAAGGTAATCAACACCTATAAACAGGCAGTTGATTTTATACTCAATCAAAAGAAAACCATTAAAAAGAAGTCACGCAAATGACCGATAAACACGAAAAGAGACGCGATGCTCTGGGACTTTTTTATGAAAGTGTATTGAAACCAGATCATGAACTTCGTAAATGTGCCCACAATCAAAAATGTTTTAATGAATTGATGGAATGGCGTGATGACATTATCCGTTACTTGGATGAACGCAGAAACCAAGAATTTCATTAATAAAATAAATAATCTCATACATCTATGATTAAATCATGCACTACAAACCTTATTCATTAGAGTGGCATAGATATAGGTATTTGAAGGAAGCAATCGACAAGTATCTTGACGATTACGTTGAGAATGATATCATTATGAATGATATTCTTGACATTGTATGTGAACGGCAAGACCGAGCACATGCAGAATATCATAAACTTGAAGATCTAGAACTCAAACTGCGGGAATAATATGCTATCTACTCAATACAGACTCCGATTGGAGTTTATCTGTAAGAAGATTGCTAACAAGGAAGAAGTCAAACTAGAAGATATGATTTGGGCAGAAAAACTTGCCAAGAGACATACAACTGCTAGAGACTGGTTGAATAAAGCACGTCGTCAGGCTGCTCAGGATATCCAAGAAGGATCCATAGATGATTTTATGAATAAGATGGGATTAGGAGATCCTGACCCATCTAATTATAAAACAGGTTTTGATGGTGCAGATGATATTAATGAATGGTTTGGAAGAGATAAACCAGATGATTGGAGGCAACGTGACTGAAAAGATTACGCCTGAGACATATGAAAAAATGAACGAAGAGTTTGTTGAGGAAGGTCTCGCTTTTAGGATTATAGTTCCTACTCAAGAACAAATTGACGATTGGATTGAGAGGAGTAATAATGCTAACTAATTGTACCATCACTGATAAAGATGGAAAAGTTACCGATTATGTTTGGGACGACCAAAAGAAAGCCATGGTAGAAGGAAAAATCGAACAGGAAATCCCCTGGTGGCAACTGCATGAAATTGCGGAATCATTAGGCGGTAAACTAACTCACATCACTTGTGTAGATCACACTGGTAGGAACTACAAAAGAATTGTAATCGAATACGAGGAACAAAAGTAATGGAAGCAGTAATCTATTCCAACGGCAATCAAGAATGTGAACGTGCTAAAATTATTTTAGAAAAACTTAATTTTCAGATTCAGGTATATAAATTAAACCAGCACTTCTCTCAAAAAGGTTTTGTTGCCGAATTTGGTGAAGAAGCAGAATATCCACAAGTTAATGTTGGTTTCAGACATATTGGTGGATTGAAAGATACTTTGCGTTATTTTCAGGAAAATGATTTGCTTAAATAATCTTGCAGTATGAATTATGAACATGGATCCATCTGACATAAAACTAGAAACACCATCAAAGATGTTTGAATATGAAAAATTGTCACGGGAAATTGAATCTTGTGATGATGTAGATATCTTGAAACAAATGGCACGATCTTTTATTAAACTTTATCTCAAACATCAAGAAACTACTGCAAACACACTTAAAATGAAATGAATTTAATTGAACGTGATGATCCTCGGTATTTTACTCAAACTTCCGATAAACCTTATGATCGACATCAGTATAGAGTAGTTTATTATTGTGGTGATTTCGGGTGTGAACATAAAATTGTGGATTCATGGGAAGAAGTACAAGAATTGTGGTGGAATAGTATTCCACAGTTTATTTCTCATGTTGAAGTACTAGATAAAAAACAGAAGAGTAAAGGATTCAAATGACTGTTCAATTTCGTAAACATCGGGTGTTTCGTGAGACTCCCGATGTTGTATTCTATGATATTAGTGTAGATGATTCAAACGCATCTGATCTTGTGGTACACGAAGGACCAGCAGTTTCACCACCAGACGATGTCATCGGTGCAAAACAGTTCTACATCCACCATCATCAAGTGGACCATAATCGTGTCCTCTCAGGTGAAAGAACGTTTGAACTTGTGAACTTTGATTGGAAGTTTCCTTACCACATTGTTCATATGAATCGTAA